ACCTGAGACAGTTGTACCTTGTAGGTGACGCCGCCGTAGACGTAAGCGACGTAGCCATCGGGGCTCGACCCTTGGTACTCGGGGAGCTGCGTGATCCGCGTGGGAACAAGGTTACTCGGCACGTCGCTCATGTTACTGTGCCCTTTATTTTAGCCCATCGAAGTTTTTGAGCATTGCTCTGTTTTAAACGGCATTCTTTTGTAGATAGAATACCTTTATTCCACGTAGGTCGCCCTTTTAGCCCGGCACCTATTGCGGCACGGTGCTCTGCTGACAACGTTTTACCTAAATTAGCCTGTCGAACTTTTTCGTTCTGTTCGGGCGTGTTGTGATGCCCCAAACGTGTTCCGGGTTTTCCCCTATGCGCAGCAGCAATTTTGGCGCGAGCTTCGGGGGTGTGCGTCTTACCTAGACGCGCCTTCGACCCCAATGTGCCTTCTCCACCCTTGGTGTCGTTATAGCCCTTATTAAAGCTGTTGTAGGCTTCAATGACGCGGATTTCCATTTCACTAAGCCAGTCACCCGCAGGGCCCACGACCAGCATCTTGAACTCAAATGCTTCTGGCCCGTATTTGCGGATCGCCGCATGAAAACGACACGGACTGTTACGGACGGCATCCCACAGGTGCCGAGATTTACGGCGCGAAAAAGCCTGTCGGGTCTGGCCTATGTAGACCTTACCGTTGGTGCGATTTGTCGCCATGTACAAGCAGCCAGGGGTCACGGTTTTAGGTACTCATTAGCGTTTTCGCTGATGATGAAATAGTTATCATCTTCGGTCGGAAGGCCCAAGGGGTTGGTGCCAAGGGGCAGATCGGGTCGTGTAAACGGCAACACGATGGGGTCCGGTTGGCGCGGAGCCAGCCGGTACGGATCAAATTGATCCATGTCCACTTGGCAGACGCGCAGGCCCGGACTGTTGGCGTCGGAATACAACATAGCCAGCGGAAACTTGCGGGAGCAGCGCCCGCAAATCCCAATGCCTAAAGTCGGCTGTCCGCGTGTGTTTAGGTACTTACCCATCGAGTGGCACGTCCGGTCGCGGGTACATTAGCGAGATCACCTCGCCATGCGCCGCAGGCAGCCGCCAGGGGTCGTACTCATCGCGGCACTGTAGGCAAACCTTAAGCGACCGGATGTTGCCGTCGGAGAACAGGTCGGCCAGGGGGTACTTGATCTTGCAGCGGTCGCAAATCGCAATCGCCAGATAAGCCATGCCGCGTGTGTCTAGGTAGCCTTCCATTGGGCTACCTCGTGTACATGCTGATGTTCGGGGCCCACATAATCGGCGAGTTGTCGCGCTCTTCCGCCTGGGCTGTGGCCAGCGACTGAGCGGCCTTGGCGTCCAGCACCGGGATCATTTGCGGGTCAACGTCGGGCAGTTCCAGCGCCAGCATAGCCGCCAGACCGGAAACGATGGCGTCGTACCAGCGCTGCGGAACCTCGACCTGCTCGGTCATGGTGCCCACATCCATGATGTAGCGGTGGCACCAGAGGGTGAGCTGATAGACTTCGGCTTGGTCGTTGGGCACCGGCCACAGGTACATCTGCGGGTACGGGATCGAGCGGTTGAACCAGTATTGCAAGGGGCGGTTCGACTGGAACGATTTGTTGGGCAAATTGGTGTAGTCGTCGCGGTTCAGACGCGCCAACGGGATTTCCGTGGGCGTGTTGCCCAGATAGATTTGATCAAAGCCCAGCGTGCCTGACGTGGCGCGGACGCGGAAGTAGCTCGTGGCCACGCTGGTATCAAGGTCGTACCAAGACCACTCACCTTCCACGGCTTCGGGCGTCTCTTCCTGAACCGTCGTCCAAGTGACCAAGTCGTCCGAACGCTCAAGGGCGATAGGCACCGACGCTTGGCTCCACAGGACGCCGACCGTCGTGACAAAGGTATCATTGCCGAAAGCAACCGTGTGCGTGGTGCTGGTATCGGTGTCCGTGCCCGACACCTCAAGCAGGTAGCGCAGGTTCGAGTTGAGGATGTCCACGATGCGAGTGGGGAGGTTGATGAGGCCGTTGCCGCGATACAGCGGGATGATCAGCTTCTCAATGCACCACAGCGGCACGCCCTGGTTCGCCAGATTGCCCAGCAGCAGGTAAAGCTGGTCGTTGGCGATGTCGATGTATTCAGAGGTGATCTGCTGGGCGGTCAACTTGCACCGACGCACGGCGTTGTCGATCACGCGCCGCGTGTCGAAAACAGTCTGCGAAACGGTGTTAGAATAAGCCATGGGCGCTGCTCGCTTAAATTGTCAGCAGCCCACTAACCAGAGCGGACCTGTCTTTAGCCTACTTATAGCTCAGACTAGCAGGGCATACCACCCTTGCGGAGTTTGGTCATGGGCTTGCCGGGGTGCATCGCCGCTTCGTGCTTATGCACCGCCTTTTTGACCATAGCCTTGTCCTGCTTAATGTCGGTCATGCCGCCCTTCTTGTAGGCGTCTGGAGAAGTTGACGCTCCCGATTTGATCCTAGCAATTCTTTCTTTTTGATAGGGATCAATACCGGTGTCTTTATTGAGGTCTTTCATGTCCTCTGGGGTAAGTTTGTACGATCCGTTTGGGTACAGCGTATCACCGATAATTTTAGTGCCTGACGACATGGCAGATTGCTTGCTCTCCATAGTTCTGGGCCTCATTGGCTTGTCATAGTCGATATTGCTGTCTTCTCTCGGCATACCAGGAGCCCAGTCCACAGAGGACACGGCAACCTTGCCGCTCTTCTTCATAAACTTGCCGCCCTTCTTCATGGCGGGAGCGCCCATCATCGGGGGAGCAGCCGCTTCCATTGGTGGGGCCGCAGCCGCCTGCGTGGCCTTGGCGGCCATAGCGCGGCGGATAAGGGGCGCAAGCGAGGCGGCGGAACTCGGGCCGCCGCTAACGATAGGCTCACGGTTGGGGCGCGACGCCATAGCCGCCTTGTACTTCTGGGCACGAACGGCGTCGGCTCGGGAGTGTTTAGCCGTGCCGCCTTTCCTGTACTGGCCCGTTTCGTTATTCTCGATGTCGTTCATGCGCTTTTCGGCGTCGGTCATGCCTGTGGGTTTGACAGCGGCTTTTTTAGGGGCAGGGGCAACCACGACGGTGGTGCTGGTCTTCTTGACCACGGGGGTGCCGAGCATCTTGAGGGCGCGGGCACGATCTGCCGGGCCCATGTCGTTCATGTCCGTCTGAAGCAGACGACGTTCGACATCAGTCAGCGCGCCGCCAAATTGCTTCTTTACTGGCAACTTAGCGCCAGCCTTGCGCGCCTCGGACAGGGCAATGGCGACGGCTTGCTTAGGGTTAGTGACTTCCGGGCCCTTCTTTGAGCCGCTGTGCAACGTGCCCGCCTTGAACTCGCCCATAACCTTGCCAACCTTGGCCGTGCCCTTAGAGCCGCCCTTGGCGTAGCCGCCCATCGAGTACTGGGTCTTGGTGCTGTTCTTAAAACCGTCCATGGCTCAACAATCCCATTTCTTGAGCGACAAGGCTTTGCGAGTTGGACGGCCTTTTTCGTCCTTCATTGGTCCTGGCATACCAGACATTCGAGCACAAAACGAGGTGCGTCGTCCCGCAGCCGTTGGAGACTTAGCCGCCTGCTTGGCACTGACTGGCGGCTTAATGTCGTGACCCTGCGCCTTCAGTGAGGCGCGGCCCTTGGCGTTGAGGCCACCCTCGGGGTTCTGGCCTTCCTTGCGCGTCCACGCGCCACCGCCTTTTGCGTAGCAGGTCTTGGTGGTGTTCTTGAAACCGTCCATGACCTAGCCCCTAACAAAACCGCCGCGAGCAAACGCCTTAACTTGCGCCAAGCCGCCCATCATCGGGTTCTGGGTTGGGGGCCGCATGGACAGGTTGGCCATGGCCATCGACTGGCCCGGCCTCGGCTGCTGCGGCATCGGCGGACGCATCATAGGGGGGCCTCCCGGCGGGGGCGGGCCACCGGGAGGCATGGGCCGCATTGCCTGTAAAGGCGCTGGGAGTGGGCCCAATTGGGGAGCGCCGGGCGGACCCGGCGGCATAGGGGGTTGGCCTGGAGGGCCACCGGGAGGACCGCCCATAGGCGGCTGGCCCGAAGGGGCAACAGGCTGCGGCGCAGTCGTCAACGCCTCGGCTAGGTCGCGCGCGGCCTGTGCAGTTCGTTCCGCAAGCGTTGACGCAAACATTTCAAATTAAGCCGTGGATTGCTGGACGACAGTGATACGAGCAGAGCCTGCGCCGTCCGTGATGTTTACACGCACGGCACGCATAAGCACGTCGGTAAACTCCGTCAGGCTGGCAGTCGCATTGGTAAACGCCCCAACGGGGTGAGGCTCAGCCAGCAAGTCGCCGGGGTCAATGCTTGGATCAAACGGGTTTTCGTTTGTGTACTCGACGGAGTACTCAATGTCGCCACTGAGCAGGTTGACCGAGATGCTCGTGACCTGATTGGGGGTGTAAATGTCCAGCGGCCACCAGTCGGTGGTAACCGGCTCATCGTAATCCAGCGTAACTTCAATAGGGCGCATGGGCCAATCCTTAAAAGAACAGGGACCGCTCGGCTAGGAGCGGCCCCCGTCTATATCACCGTTCTTTGGCTACGAAAATGTAGTCAACCGTCATAGTCCGCGCGACTGCGTTGCCATTTTGAAGAGCAAAGCTAACCGTGCAGTTGGCGTCCGGCAGGTACGAGGACGAGCCGTCCAACGAACCCAAGACGGTCCCGTTGACTTCGTAGGCAATCGTGCTCTGGCCATCGTAACACCAGCCCAGCTCAATGAACGTGTCATTGGCCATGGTGGTGATAGCGGTAGCCGTGGTCGAGCCCGTTGAAGCGTCCTTCCGCGCAACGATGGCTACGTTAGTAGAGCCATCAGCCTTGAGGAAGTACACACCGTCGGTCACGTCCAGCGGAGTAGCGTCTACGATTTGCAGACCGAAGACGAGATCGCTTTCGGTTGCGTTGCTGACTTTAAAGCGGCAGCGGAAGAAGGTCTTCTTGCCAGCCGTAAAGCTCCACGCCGCAGGGTTCTTTTGGAGGGCAACGAGGTCGTTGTCCGCCGCCGTGTTGGTGACGAGAAGCAGGCCGCCGTCACCGGCAGTCAGGGCTTGAGTAGCCGCTGCGTCGGTTTCAGTGACTGTCCAATCGCCAGCGACATAGGTGTCGAAGTCGTTAAAGTACTGGTGGAAGAGGGTCGGGTCCGGTTGAACCATGTCAGCGAAGAGATTTACGTCGTTGACGTTGGTAAGCCCGAACGGGAACCTAGTGTTCGAGATGTTGCCCATTGGGGCCTCCTAAAAATG